GAGCCTGTGTCGGACGAGCCTAAGAAGGTGGAATCTGAAAAGGCAGAGCCTGAGAAGGTGGAACCGATCGTTCCGAAGGTCGATCCGACCAAAGTTGCTCAGGAAGCAGAAACCGTCAGACTCGTGCAAGAAGCAAAGACGAAGGCCGATGCGGACGCAAAGGCTGAGGCTGATCGACAGCAAGCCGAGTCTCTCGCCAGAGAGGCGCTGACTCCTGAGGAACAAGTAGCCCTCAAAGAAGTAGAGGATAATTTCTCCGATACCGCACTGGCGCTCAAGGCCGTCGAACGCATCGCCTTTGCAAAGGCAGAAAACGCATTTAATACAAAACTGAAAGTGCTCGAAGAGAAGTTCGAGCAGAAGTTCTCGCAAATGGGGCAGGACTTCGCGCCCGCAATCGCTACCGCCAAGGTCGTAGCGAAGGACGCGCATGAGGCAGCGATTCTCAAAGGACACGCAGATGCATTCGATATCGTCGGCAAAGTCGAGGAGTGGGCAAACACCAAGCCTGACTTTCTGAAGTTAGCATATAATGAGGTTCTCGATCACGGGAACTCCGGACAAATAGTAGAGTTGTTCACCATCTTCAAGAAAGAGCGAGACGGTAGCGAGAAGGGGCCTCCAACTTCAACGCCTACTCCTGAAGATACTGCACAGACCGCTGCGAAAGAAAAGAAACTGCGATCCCTGGAGGGAGTCCGCAGTAGACAAGCAGCACAAAAGGGCGGTATTGATGAGGACGATTTTGAGTCGGCCTTCAAGGCAGCCGCAAATTCCTAATTTTGGAGGTACTAAACCATGACGATGACTGTAAGTGACATTGGCCTTCGGACTGCTGGTTTCGTGGCGGCTGATCTTTTGAAGAGAGCCAACCCCGCGCTAGTTATGCAGCCGTTTCTGCAGACCAAACCAATCCCGAAAAACTCTTCGAGCACCGTTAAGTTCCGCCGGTATGCGGCGCTCTCCCCTGCTACTGCCGATCTGACTGAGGGCGTAACCCCTGCAGCCAGCACGGTTACCAGTACCGACTACGAGGCGACCCTGTCTCAGATCGGCGCTTGGGTAGGCATCTCCGACCGTGTAGCCGATACGCATGAAGATCCTGTTATCAAAGAGTATTCTGACATCCTTGCCCAGCAGGCTGCCGAGTCTGTCGAGGTCCGGCTGTTCAACGTAATGAAGGCCGGCACCAACGTGTACTTCGCCAACGGCTCGGCCAGAACCGATGTCAACACTCCGTTTACCAAGGTCCTGCAGCAGAAGGTTGTCCGTGGCCTCAAGCGGCAGAACGCCAAGGTAATCACCAAGAAACTCGGCAGTACGGCCAATATGGAGACCGTCAACGTCAAGCCTTCGTACATCGCCTTCGTCCATCCCGACCTTGAGCCGACCATCCGCGCTCTCGCCGGATTCAAGGACGTTGTTGACTACGGTTCGATGACTCCGTATGACACCGAGATCGGCGCAGTGGACGAAGTTCGCTATCTGACCTCCACCATCTTCAGCTCTTGGGCTGACGGCGGCGGACTGAAAGCCGGCTCCGGTACCACGATGATCTCTACCTCGGCCACCAGCGCCGACGTATATCCGATCATCTTCATCTCCGCTGACTGCGCCGCGGTTACTCCGCTCAAAGGCGCTACCGCTCTTACCCCGTTCGTTAAGAATCCTGGTGAGTCTCGGGAAGGCGATCAGCTTGGCCAGCGCGGCTGGATCGGGTGGAAAACGTACTTCGCAGCGCTCATCCTGAACCAACTTTGGATGGCTCGTGTTGAGTGCGCAGTCGCAGAACTCGCGTAATTGAAGGGGGCTTCGGCCCCCATCTTTTAAAATAAGGAGAACACAAAATGTCTTTGAATTTCGCAGATCAGGTCCAGAAGATGGGGACCGTCACTGTCTCCAATCCGGCGGTCGCTGTCAATTTGATCCTCGGCTGGCAGCCTCGATACGTCCGGGCCATCAACGTTAATAACCTTGCGTCCTACGAGTACTTCACCGGCATGACCGCAGGAACCTCGCTCGACAACGGCAATCACGCAGACACTCAGTGGTCGGTCAACGCCGCAGGGTCCATCACCCTGTATGCGGGACGCAATGCCGGCGCATCCGTTACCGGTACCGTCTCCGTCACCGCCGCTTCGCCGACCATTACCGGCAGTGGGACCAACTTCGTCGGGGAACTTGCAGTAGGCGACAAAATTACCATCAACGGTGAGAACGTCAGCATTCTGTCGATCACCAGCTCGACGGTAGCCACTGCCGACAAGCCGTTCGTAGCCACTGCCTCCGCTGTTAGCCTGTACGATATGCTGGGGAAAGGCCCCGGTGTAACCTTCGGCACCGATATTTGCGACACCGCAGCCGACGTTATTCGCTGGGTAGCATTCCGTTAAGAGGAGACGATATGGGATCAAGACGCATATACGGCGACCTCGTCGTATCAGGGAAAATAATCTGCGACGATGTTGAGAACCACGCCGGAGCGGCGACTACTACCGCTACCGACTCTGAACTGTCCGGCGACCTGACCGTCGCCGGGACAACCGGACTTACTGGGTTACTTACTGTCAACGGCGGAATATCTGCTGACGGCGGGGTCTTCACAGTAGCCAATACTACGGGCGATGTTGCCACTACAGGAACTCTCGCAGTGACCGGCGCCTCTACTTTGACCGGCGCGGTTTCTGCAGGGGATACTCTCGATGTAACTGGAGCGTCTACTCTGGCCTCGGTTACTGTTACCGGGGCTACCGCCCTCAATGGAGGGATTACCTGCGACACCAACGCTTTTACCGTCGCCGATACTTCCGGAGATACTGCGATTGCCGGGACACTTACTGTCACCGGGGCCACCGCCCTTAACGGCGGGATCGCCGTCGACACCAATAAGTTCACCGTCGCGGACACCTCCGGAGATACCTTAGTTGCCGGCACCTTCGCCGTTACAGGTGTATCCACCCTCACCGGTCTGCTCAATGCCAATGGCGGGATCGCCGTCGACACTTCGGCATTCACAGTAGCCGACACGACTGGTATTACTACCATTGCTGGTCTTCTTAACGCCAACGGCGGGATCGCCGTCGACACTTCAGCATTCACCGTCGCCGATACTACAGGCGCAGTAGCCTGTGGCGACATTCAGTGCAAGGGCGGCGATATCGACGCCGGCCTTAGCGGGACTGCTGGTTCAGTAGATATCTTCGCATCTACTGCCGCCAGCGGCAAGCTCGCAATCACCTGCACCGATCAAACCGGAGATACTACAGTTTCCCTCGTAGCCGGGGCGATGGGAGCTGCTCGGACGATCACTCTTCGCGATCCTGGCGCTGCAGCCAGTATCTTGACCACGACCGATGCAACAGCGGCAGCAACCGCCGCGACTGCAGAGGAGATCACCAGGGCTTGCGATGTCTCGGCCAGGAAGGTTTCGCTCACCGGAACTGCAGCGATCACCGAGACCCTGCACGAAGGTAAAGTCTGTGTGATTACAGGAACTGGGGCCGCTTATACCTACACCCTTCCCGAGGCAACTGGGTCCGGAGCGGTTTATCGGTTTATCATGGCTCAAGTGAACACCAGCAATACCATATTCACTACTGCCGATGCTGCCAATTGCGGGTTCTACGGGTCGGTCAACATCCTCGACCTTGACGCAGCGGCGCAGGCGGCATATGCGCCCGCAGCAACTGATGAGGTTATGACCCTCAACGGGACCACAACTGGCGGTGCGATTGGGGACTTCATCCAGTTCATCGACATGGCTACTGACAAGTGGTGTGTGTCCGCGCAACTGCAGTGCTCGGCTGGAAGTAACCCAGTGACGCCGTTCTCAGGCGTGTAACAAGTAAGGCTCAACAGAGGGGAGGACTTAAAAACCCTCCCCTTCATTGAACCCTACAACAAGGAGATCGCAGATGTATATGGAGAGAATGTTAGGCATATCGAAGGCGGAAAATGGCTATGTAGTTGAATGCCATGTACCGATGAAGCCTGAGAAACAGAAAGAAGGCAAGGACATGGTGTCCATGTATCCAGGCTCTTGCGAGAAACAATATATCGCGAAGGATATGGACGATGTTTTTGCCATCGTGACGCGGATAATGCCTATGCTCGACATGGAGTACAAGTCAGAGGATGAGTTCGACGAAGCCTTCAACAAGGCTTCCGGGATGAAGAAACCGTAAAGACAAACAAAAGGGGATAATATGAACGATGATTTTGAGGTAGAGGTAGTGCCGGAAGTAAAACCGAAGAGTAAGAGATCTTCCAAGCCTGCAGTCTCTGCTAAGAAAAAAGCGATGATAGCCGAGATCCTGGCGTCGACCGACGAGGAGCTTGATGCGCCGGCAGGCGTCGTTCAGATCGATGAAACGACCAAGAAGGTTCGCATCATCATCGACGAGATGGCCGGATGCAAAGAGAACTTCGAGGCTGTCGGAGTGAATGGGGTCGTTTATCAGATCAAACGCGGCGTTCCGGTCGAAGTGCCGCAAGAGGTAGTTCACGTGCTCGGACTTGCCGTAACCACGCATATCGAGCAGAAGCAGAACCCCATGACCGGCGAGCTGGAAGAAGTCAAACGAAATTTTTCCGCGATTCCTTGGCGGAGGGCGTAACATGAACGAGTTGAAACTCATTCGACAAGCTCTTAGGTTTGCGTATTGGGCCGCGTGGGACTTGTTTCATGCGTGGCAGGCTGCGAAAAGAGCAGATACGGCTGGAACGACGTTTCAAGTAAACGGAATGGGCGCTGCAGATAGGCTCATCGATAATACTGCGGCACGGTTACGGTCGGCTGCCAATCACCTTGAAGGGGCGCACTACTTTGATAAGGCCGTCAAAGGCGAAGGAGCGAAGCGAGTATGACCCGTGCCGAGATGCTTGCAGAACTCCTTGAGGTTCTGAATAGCGAAACAGTGAACGGCTCCTGGAGTGAGTCCAGGCTGCTCGGGTATCTCTCGGAGGGCCAGGACAAGTTCTGCGAGGAGACTGGATTTTTCGTTGACATCACGAACTACTCGCTAACGCTTGCTACAAATACAGCGCTCTATGCCGTACCCGCTAGGGCCATTCAGGTTATGAATATCTGGTACGGGACGAAACGGCTCGGGAAGGTCTTACAGGACTCTATCAGCGAGCCAGACGAATGGCCGGTCGATTTCGACGATACCGCTTCAGGGATGCCGAACCAATGGCAGACCGACCAGACTACCGGCTTCATCAAGCTTGCGCCTACGCCGACTATCGCTGAGAACGGGCTGATCCTCAATCTGCATGTCTGGCGGTACAGTCGGTATGATTTGGCTGGTGACGGCGCGGTTGCTGGTACCGCAGCTACTCCGGAGCTTCCGCCTCGGCTGCAGCGGGCGTGCATCGAGTGGGCGGCATACAAGGCGTTCAATCATCACGACATGGAGGCGCAGGACCCGGTCAAGGCACGCGATCATCTTCTGTCGTTCAAGGAGTATGTCTCCGATGGACGTTACCTTTTTCGGCAGCTGCACAACCTCGAAACTCGGGTAGGCTCGGACCCTGCGTACAGGACATAACGATGGCGCAGGCGAAGTTCATACCAATCTATAAGTCTACGACGGGGCTCAATAACGCCCTTGATCCTGTACGGCTTGAGTTCGACCCAAAGACTGGAGTCACTGAGTTGTCGCAGGCGATCAATGTCGATATCGACAACTCGGGGCGGGTATCCCGCAGGCTCGGGCGGACATTGAAGAATGCCTCCGCCGCTCGTTGTGGGTTCGTGCACGGTGAGATATGCCTGTTTGTCAGCGGGACGACCCTGTACTTGATGAGCGCAACGTACACCGCCACGTCGATACGCACCGGGCTGACTGCTGGGGCCAGGATGCGGTACTACCCCATCGCCGGGAGGATCTACTACGTCAATGGGTATGAGAAGGGATACGTCGCAAACAACGCTAGCTATGTATGGGAGAAAGGCGGCTATACGCAGCCGGGCGACCCCCGGCAGACGTTCTCCAACCCCCCGAACGGGCACATAGTAAGCTGGTTCGCTGCCCGAGCCCTGATTGCTCGCGACAACGCTGTGTTCGCTTCCGTCCCTTCGTTCTATGGGGTCTTCGACCTGCACAACGGGTTTAAGCTCATGCCTCACCACGTTACAATGCTTCGCCCGACTCCGCAAGGGCTGTGGGTCGGTACGTCGCAACAGGTACTGTTCTACCGGGGGACGAAGTGGGAGGAACTCCGACGCGAACCGAAGGCCGAGTACGGCGTAATCGAGGGGTCTGACGTTGTCTGCCCTGGAGCGAAGCTCGGCGTCGTCGGCAACCCAGTGCTGTTCACCACCCCGCAAGGGATCTGTTCTGGAAGCGACGACGGCACATTCACCAATTTGACACTGAAAAAACTCGTGTTTCCCTCTGGGAGATACGCAAGCGCGACGATGGCCGGAGACAGGTACATCGTTTTAATCGAGCCTTGATATCATAGGAGATTACCATGACTACCAGACTGTCTACCGGACTACGAAATGCGATGCTCTCGCAGAACAGCTACCCTAAAAACCTCATTACTGGAGTAACCTTCGCTTTTGAAGATGGCACCGGCACAGACGGCACCGATCGAATTACTGACTCTGGGAGTGGGTTCGTAACTGCTGGCTATATCGCTGGGGACTACATCACTGTTGCCGGCTCTACGTCGAACAACGTGTCCAATAAGAAAATCTCAGCAGTCGCTGCTGGGTACGTCGAGATCCCTGCAGCATCTCTTACCACGGAAATAGCAGGAGATCAGGTCATTATCGCCGCCGGAGCGGGCGGAGGGTCCATGGACGAGTTGCTCCGAAACGGTGTAATCGAAGTATACACCGGGTCTCAGCCGACCACCGCCGACCTCACTGAGTCCGGGACTAAGTTGCTCCGAATCACCATCGCGTCGGGCGCGTTCACGCCGGGGACTGCAACCAACGGATTGAACCTTGGCACCGCCGCCGCCGGAGTAAGCGCCAAAGAAACGACTGAGACATGGAGCGGTGTTGGGCTTGCCACAGGCACTGCTGGGTGGTTCAGATACTACGACAACAGTTACACGACCGGGGCCTCGTCTACCGCTGTCAGGTTCGACGGTGTCTGCGGAGTGGGGTCCGGCGAGTTGCGCATGTCCAGCTTGTCCATCACTACAGGAGCGACAACTACAGTCGATACCGGGACGATTACTCAGCCGGCATCTGCGTAAGCTCGTAAGGGGGCGCCGTGACAGTAGAGCTTTTTACCCACCTACCTAAGATAACCTGCACCATAGGGACGATGCCTTGGCTCGACGCGTCTCTGCCGGTTGTCACGGCTGCCTTCGGAGTCCCTTCCGGATTCGAAGTCCCACTCCCGGCGATTGTCATCGATCTTCGGGCGCAGGGAGTGAACGCTGCCCTTGAGCCGGAGTTACCGCTCATTGAGTTTTT